ACAGACACTGAGCCATGCACAAAAAAAAGACGCAACCCCGAAGGATTGCGTCTCTGTAAGTATATATAATCGTTGAGTTTTTGGTTGCGGGGGTAGGATTTGAACCTACGACCTTCAGGTTATGAGCCTGACGAAAACTCAGGTTTTCTGCGGGTTTTAGCCCTTTATCGACAGTTTATCGCCAGCAAAACGACTCGAAAGGTTATATCGACATTTTATCGACAGTCGATAAATTTGAGTCGGTTTATTTCTTTTTCCCTTTGTTTTCCAAAAAGCCCTCTACAGCACCCCCGCCGAAATAAAAGCCAAGAATTAAAAGCATCGCGTAATTGATACTAAACTGATCCATAACTTGGGTGACGTCATCTGGATTTCCAGAGCCCGATAAAGTCATGCCCAGCACCAACACAAAACAGGCCACATAAGTGAAGCCAAACATAAAGGCCAGCATCCGTTGTGCGATCTTAAAGGGCGCATAGCTAGCCAGCACCTTTGCTTTGGCATCCGCCTTCGCGTGGATCTCCTCCTCTGACGAGGTATGCATATCATCTATAAGTTTTAGGGAGTTTGATATGACATCCCCCGAACCCAAAATCTTGCTAAGTACGCCGATCATTTAATCACTCCTGTTTTCATTTGCTCAACGAGTACACTAGCGCGATGCCCTACGTCCCCAGCCCACTTGGAGAGCATCATCTCTGCCGCCGCCGTTTGGTAATCACCAACCATCAACGCTGCCCGAAACTTAGGCCAACCATCAATCGACCCCATGTTGAAAACCATATTCATGATGACCAGTTGACGCGCCGGATCTAGCAGATCAAAAAATTCATAGGTGCTAGATTTTTTTGCCACCCAAATAAGATCGTTTTTCAATAGGTGGAGGCTTTCCTCTTCGGAAATGCCGTTACCGTCTGTGAGCAGTCTGCCGACACCAATTGTGGGGTTTCCGATAACTTTGCTACCCGCTTTTATTTCCCTACCTGTAGCATCATCGTAGACCGTTAAACGGTTACCCTCATGCTCTGTAAGTTGCCTTGATAGAACCTCAATCAGATCGTTCATGATAAAAGGGTCTCCATTGTATAGTTGAAGGAATAGTTTTCTATTTCTGGGTCATCAAAAAAATAAACAGGCTTACTAAGCGTTACCTGGTGAATATCGCTGATTGGCATAAAGAAGGCTTTTCGGTGCGGTATAGAAACACAACAGGCCAAATCAAACTCATCAACCGGACGCCTCTTTTTGCCGCCCAGCCCAAAATGAAACTGCAACTTTTCTCTATCCTTATGGACGTGGCTAGCTTTAACTTGCGCTCTAAAATAATGATCGTTTTTCCACAGAATCATATCCACGCCGGATTGCTGACACATCGCAGTTTGCCAGCCCATTTGCTCTATTATTGCCGCCGCAAAAAACTCACCGATCCGGCCTGTTCTAACCGCTTCGCGATACGACATATGCTAGACCGAAGAGCGCAAAGAAGCTCAAGGACGCCAGCAAAACTATCATAATACACTCGATTATTTTGGATTTGAACTCTCGCTGGGCATATATTGCCTCTGTCCTCTGCCGCCTAATTTTTGACTCAAGAGCTAATAATTCGTTCCATCCAGCAAGACCATGATTGGCTAATATAAAGTTTTTTAACTCTAGCCTTTGGCGCTCTACTTTTTTCCTTGCGGCAAACACAGCTATAGCTTGTTTTTCTATCGCCCCCGATTTAAAAACTTTTGCAAATGTGGTTGGTCTTTTAACCTCCTTTTCATGCTGATCTAAGTCTTGCGCTGCCGTAATCCACCTGTGTAGATCTCCGGCGCACTGCTCTATGTCACGCCCTGCGGCGAACATCGAAGTCAAAGTTTTGTGCGCCGTAGATAGAACACCCACGACTGTGACTATATCGAGCATAACTACCCCTGCTTATTTTGTGAGAACTTTGTCCAACTTATCTTCAATGCGATTGAGGTGTGCCATCAATTGATTAAGATCATTCCTGACATCGTCCCTTCTGGCATATTGCTCTCTGGTTTGATTGAGCAAAATTTGAATTCTTTTGATTTCTTGAAACATCTGCCGGAATGCCCAGAAAGCCGGAGCCGCCACTAATGTTAGAATGATGTTCCACATTGTCATCGCATCCATGATAGCTCCTTATGTTGAAACAGTGCCGTTTACTGTCCCGTTGTTGGTATATGAAGAGAGAGCCGTTCCAGAAAGCGCTGCGCCTGCCGCACCCCCTGAAGAGCCAGAAGAACCGTTGGATGAATTCCCATTTGCACCAGTGCCGCCTGTAGAACCAGCCAAACCATAAGTGCCGCCTGAACCGCCCGTTCCGCCTGCGCCAGCATTTGTTCCACCTGATGAACCCGCAGACCCAGAGGCATTCGTTTGGTTATAACCTTGTCCAAAACCTCCAGCACCGCCAGCACCACCATTAGTGTTAGTAGTGGTAGTTAAAGTGCGATAAATATTGTAGTATTGCACACCGTCCATGCTTTGTCGGTAATTGCCTCTGTAATAAACAGCACTACCTGCGGACTTAGATGTTTGGTTTTGGGTGACACCAAAGTTATAGCCATCAAAACCTGCTTGACCGCCATAATAACCCTCAATCCGCCAAAATCTAAAGTTAGTCCAAGACTGACCAGTAGTAGATGACGATGAATAACTACCATTACCACCAGAACCGCCAGCGCCACCACCGCCACCGCCACCAGCTAACAGACCGCCTGATTCCACTTCCAAAGTGACGCCAGAAACGGAGCATAAGATTGCGTGTCCGCCAGAGCCTCCAGCAGATCCACCAGTGCCAAGAACAGATCCGGTGATAACAATGGTAATCGTTCCGCCCATCGTGCTTTCGATAGTTATTGCGGCTGTCCCACCAGTACCGCCTATCGTAACGCCTGATGCAATTGTTGCTCTTTTGGGTGTGGTAGCTGTCCAATCAGATCCAAAGATTGAGGATAGGCTGATATTAGTGCCTGTTAACGCCTGGAGGATTTCATTCAGGGCGCTATAAAAACCACCGAAGCGGATGAGGCCGGAAGCACCAATGCTATTGTTATCTGTGATGTTCGGTACTTTGCTGCCGCCCCTGTAATAATCAGACATCGCATAGGGTGCTGTCCCGCCAAATTCCCCCACGATGTCAGTTGCAAAAGATATCGCGCCTGACGCCTTAACAGCCATTTAACCCTCCTAGAGTGAATCGAATGCCACCAAGTCATCAGCGACAGAAAGTTTGCCAGCCGTTGTCAGCTTGGCAATAGTTGTCCCTGAAGCTTTGATGACGAGGTTGCCGGAAGCATCCTCAGTGATTTCAAAGTCTTGAATTTTGATTGAATTTACGGCTGAAGTCCCTTCTGCAAAATCTTTGCAATGACTCATTAGCTCCCTGAACGCTCCATTGACATCAGAGGGCAACATGCTATTCTCCGCCAGATTTACGCCCCCAACTTCAAGATTATTTGAGGCAGTTGAGTCGTAATCTGTGAATTTATCTTTCGCCATGATTTACTCCGTAGGCTTGGGGTTGTCCGCCTTGATTTGAGCAACATGGGTCTGCCACGCTTCCAAACCGTTCTCAGTGATATATTCGATTTGAGACTGAAGAGTCCCATAAGCCTCTGTTCTATCAATCAGCCATTGAGGACGCTCATCCACAAATTCTTCGACTGCTGGCACCTCTTCTGGCTTTGCTGTAGCATCGCGCTGGATACCCACTTGATTAATCAGGAAGTCAGGGTTAGATCCTGTCTTTGGCTTAAACTGATATGCCAAGTCATCAATGTCGGCCTGTGCCATATCAGAGGTGACAATAAACTCAGCCCATGAACCATCAGCATAAGTTACGTTTGCCACCCCGTTCTCAATAGAGTTTAGAGTATATTTCATCGGAGTATCTCCATTTTTTTAGTGGGCATTTAGCAAAAGAAAAGAGAACCTTCGCTGGCATAATACACCCGCATTTTTTGCATTGCTTAATTGATGAGCGATAAAACTCACACGACTTGCATACCTCAAGCCGATCCTTTGGATTTACGATGTCTTGGTTATTAGGTGGAGACTGTGCCATTGACTGTCCCGTTATTTGTGTAGGCAGAAAGGGCTGTGCCGCTTACCGCCGCACCCGCAGAACCACCGGATGAGCCAGCGCTGCCATTTGTGCTATTGCCATTTGCTCCAGTACCACCAGTGCCACCAGCATTTCCATAAGTGCCGCCAGCACCACCTGTACCACCCGCACCAGCATTTGTGCCGCCGGATGCGCCAGCCGAACCAGATGCATTGGTTTGGTTATAACCTTGTCCAACACCCCCAGAGCCGCCACCTCCACCGTTAGTATATGTGGTTGTAGTAGCAGTGCGTGAGACCTTATAGCCCTGCGCTTCTCCATTTTCTAAACCTGTAACAAACACACCTCTGGTATAAGTTGCGTTACCAGAACTTAATGTTGTTACGTTGATGTTTGAACTAGATGCCGCAGGAACAGAACCGTTGCCCCAATATGCTCTAGCACCAACATTACTTCTTCTGTACCAGCGATAAGCATTTGAATAATTTGGGCTACTAGAAGATGTACTGCTATAATAACCGTTGCCACCAGTACCGCCAGCACCTCCACCGCCACCTCCTCCGGCAACTAAACCGCCGTTATTAACGGTCAGTGTCACGCCGGATGCCGCATTGGAAATAGCATCGCCGCCGCTACCAGCTACCGCACCTCCAGTGCCAATCACAGAGCCTGTCACTTCAATTGTCAAAGTGCCTTGCATCGTTGAGGAGGCTGTTATTGCGGCTGTGCCACTTGTCCCACCAACGGTAACACCAGATGGGACTGTGTAAACTTTTGGAACAGTTGAAGCCCAATCGCTGCCAAAGACGGTGGATAGACTTACATTTGAAGCGTTGGAGGCGGTTTGTTCGATCTGATTGATTGCGCCCCGAAAGTTAGAAATCCGCATAAGCCCTGCGGTTGGAACGTTTGAGTTGTTGCCTGGAACGCGATCTCCGTTGCGGTAAAACTCGCTCATGGAGTTGGGCTGAGTATCATTAAATTCCGTTGCCAAATCGGATAGAGATACTTCCCCTGTGCTAGCTATAGCAGGCATTAGATTGTACCAAAGGCTGTGACATCATCGACAGAGGTGATATGTCCATCGGACTCTACCTTTAAGATGTCTGTTCCGTTGTAAGACAAAACCAAGTTAGTGCCTGAAACCACGAGTTTGTATTTGCTAGTGCCAGCGCTGTTTTGGATTGTGATTCCGGTAATACCCTCTGTGCCATCTGCAAAATCAGCAATGATTTTTCCCATTCCACGAATTGCATCGTTAATGCCAGAAGCGGCACAGTTTTCAGCGATATCTGTCCCCAGAATATCGGTGTTAGATGAGGCGGTTTTACTCAGCGCCCGAATGTCGTTAATTGGCATTATTTACCTCCTGAAAGTAATCCAGACGCCGCCCCGACAGAACCGCCGACACGTGTACCTAATAGACCGGAGCGACCCAGCCTTTCCTGTTCCGCCCGCTGTACTTGCGCGAGGCGATCTAAAACTGCACGTTGCACCCCTCTGTCGGTAGAGAACATATCCCTAGCGATGCGTTGCCCCATACCGCCGGACTGCTGTTGAGTAACGCGACCCAAAGCCTGTCCGGCTGCTGCCACTGGTCGGCCAGATAGCAGATTTGCCAAAATGTCGGCGTTCTCTTTAAATTCGCGCCCATCAGCTTCTGCAAATGCTGTCTTTGAGCCGCTAGAAGGCTTAACTCTTGTGCGGGTGACCTCTTGGTTGATGCGCTGGTTCATACGGTCTGTGAACGCATCAAAGGTCTGCTGGTCAGGGAAAGCCTCCCGCAAGACGTCCTTATAAGTCTGGCTTTTAAACAAGTCCTGTGCGGAGTTTCCTAAAGTGCGCTGGTCGCTAACTCTGTCGCGAACCGCCTGTGCAACCCCGATACGAAACGCCTCTTTTTCAGACTCTGACATTTCGGAAACAGCTTTTTTGATTTGTTCCGGACGCTTTGACTTAAATATTTGTGAGCCTTCATCAACTGCATCTCGTAAAGCCGCATCTCCGGCAAAAGACTCGTTTGCCACCCGATAATCATCGTTTTTGTTCAAAATGTCCTTTAATTGAGTCCGGAGATTTTTGACTTGCCCCTGTTCTACGTTTGAAAGAGAGCCGGAACGTTTGCCGGAGTCAATGGTTGCGTCAAACCCCATTTTTATGTAATGCCCCTGCTGAGCGGTCAAATCAATCGGGGTTTTCCCTTTGCCAAAGGAGTCCACGAACTCCCTATATGTCGGCATGGCTTTCCCCTCGTTGGAGGCCAGACGCTTTGCCGCATTGAAAGCCTTTTGAAATGCGCTAGTGTTTGCCATGTCCGCTAGGTCGGAAGAGTCCATCAGTCTAGCCACAGAAGAGCCATCGGCGTTCTCGACCTCAAATGCTTTTCTGAAGTCGCCTGCTGCCGAATTGCTCTGGCGGGTTACGATTTCATCAAGCGCTTCAGTAGCTGACTTATTTACACCCACAGATTCTGCCAAATCATCTGCCATAGCAAAGCCTGCATCG